GTTTACGGCGTGCCTGCGCAGTTGCTCGGAATACCCGGCGATACTACTTACAGCAACGTGGCAGAAGCCAAGTTGTCGTTGATGACTGACACTGTGCTTCCGCTGCTCAATTCGCTGCTGGAGTCGATTAATAACTGGCTTGCGCCTATGTATGGCGACGGCGTGGTGCTTTGGTATGACGAGGAGATGATCCCCGCCCTCGAACCGCTGCGCAAGTCAAAAGCAGACCGCATCGAGGCATCTACATCACTCACCACCAACGAAAAGCGCATCGCAATGGGTTATCCGGTATTAGCTGGCGGCGATTCGGTGTTGGTAGATTCTAGCAAAATCCCTCTTGAATTGGTGGGGGATATGGGATTGAGTGAATCTGGAAGCGCAAGCGATACAGGAAACACCCAGTGACCACCAACAATATCATCAATTTAATCGTCGATAACGAGGCTAAAAAAGCCAATCTGAGTGCTTTGGCATCACTCACCATCGGCGTGAAATACGAAATTAAATACACCGATGACGATGTGACGCTGGTTAAAATTACGACATTAGTCAATGAAACGGTGAGCGGCGTTGCTCACATCATGGTTGAACACAAGAAAGAATAATAATCACCTATGACCGATCGCCGCACGCAGCTCAGAGTCTGGCTGCTGGCGTTGGATAGGTTCGAGCTTCGCCTGCGCGGGAAAATAGCACGCCAGCGTGGCGCATTCATCATAGCCGCATCGAATACCTATGAACTCAATGCAAGCGTGCCGACGTGGTTGCTGGCGGCGCACAAGAACAAAATAGCTGACATATTGGCGGCGCATTATCAGGCAGTCATTCCGTACTTTGGCAACATGGTACTGAAGCAGGTGAAGTCTCGGCGCATCAGCCACAAAAAGGCAAGCAGCTTATTCTCGGCTTTCATGCTCGAATGGGTGAAAACGGAATCCTTAAGCAAAGCAACGCTGATTTCGAGCACGGACAGCGATGATATCCGCAATGCTATCCAAAACAGCATTGAGTCCGGTGTCGGCATCGCAGAAGTAGCGCGTGACATTCGCAAGGTTTCATCGCTCACCCCATTTCGCGCCGCGACGGTAGCGCGCACTGAAACGCATAACGCCGCGACATTCGGCAGCGTCGAAACGGCGCGCGCGGCAGAGCAAGACATCGGAATTGTGTTGATGAAAGAATGGTTGCCCACGCTTGACGAACGCACACGCGAGTCACACCGCGCAATGGCAGGCAAAGGCGCAATCGAATTAGGCGCAAGATTTGAGGTCGATGGCGAGTCACTGGATAGGCCTGGCGACCCATCAGGAAGCGCGGGTAACATAATCAATTGCCGCTGTGGCATCATCTATGAGGAAAAACAATGACAATCGAACATAAAAGCTTTTCGCTGGAACTGAAGGTTGATGCAGGCACACGCCGCATTTCTGGTTACGGCGCAATCTTTGGCAACAAAGACTCATATAACGACGTGATCATCAAAGGCGCATTTGCACAAACCCTCGGCAAGCGCAAAATCAAAATGCTTTATCAACACAGTGACAAAATGTTGCTCGGCATTTGGGACATCGCGCGCGAAGACGACAAAGGCCTTTATGTTGAAGGCACGCTTGCAAAAACAGCCCTTGGTGATGAAGTTTACGAATTGGCAAACATGGGCGCGCTCGATTCGATGAGCATAGGCTACAGCGTCGATGAATGCGAATATGACAAAGACGGTGTGCGCGTTTTGAGGTCAATTGATTTATGGGAGGTGTCCCTTGTGACATTCCCTGCGAATGAAAAAGCGGTCGTTACGGGCGTGAAAAGCGCACCAAAAACTATCAGAGAATTTGAAGATTTCCTGCGGGAGGCAGGTAAATACAGCCGCGAAGATGCAACCACAATTGCGCTTCATGGCTTTAAGGCACTTCCAAGCGGAACGCGGGAGGCGGAGCGGGAAGATACTGAGCAGGCGGCAAAAATGCTGGCTGATTTCTTTAACAATATCAAAAATCTTTAACGGAGATAAACATGGAACTTTCAGAACAATTAAAGCAGGGCATGCAGGCTTTTGAAGCCTTTAAGTCCGAAATCAGCCCTTTGCTCGCAAAAGCAAAAGACCTTGATGGTATCGACGGTGCAAAATTCAGCAAACTTGAAAAGTCAATTGCTGACACCATCGAACTTTCGCAAAAAGAAGCTGCAAAAAGCGCAGCCCTTGAAGCAGAAGTAAAAACAATGGCTGCTGCTATGCAACGCCCCGGCGTTTCTGCAGACCAAGCAAAAGAAAAAGCTGAAATTGCTACCAAAGCGTTCAATGAATTTGCACGCAGCGGCAGCGATAACAAAACCAGCTTCCGCGAGTTTCTGAAAGCAAACGGCAAAGACCTTGAACTCAAAGACCTTTCTGTAAACGTTGAAGCAAGCGGCGGTTACCTTGTTATGCCAACCTTCGGCGGCATTGTTACCACAAAGGCTTTTGAATCTTCACCTATTCGCCAACTTGCTACAGTTCAACCAATCAGCACCGATTCTTATGATGTTGTTGTTGATTACAATGAAACCGGCGGCGTTTGGATTGGTGAAACAGCTTCTCGCACCGTGACCACGACCCCTGATATTGGTAAAATCAATATTCCTACTCAGGAAGCAATGGTTTATGTGCAGGCAACCCAAAAGATCCTTGATGACGCTGCTGTCAACATGGAATCATGGCTTGCTGAAAAGACTGCTGAAAAATTGGCGCGTCTTGAAGCAACCGCGTTTGTGACAGGTGATGGCGTGGCATCTCCGCGCGGTATTACCACCTATACTGCTGGCACGACGCTTTCAAGCGGTCAAATTCAGCAAGTAAACATGGGATCAACCTCGGCGTTTGTTTATGATGGCCTTGTGGATGTGCAGAACGCACTGAAAGAAGTTTATCAAGGCAATGCTTCTTGGTTGATGAAACGCGGCACATTTGGCACGCTCATGAAACTGAAAACTGGTATTGCTTCGGATAACACCCCGGTGTTCAACATGAACTATGGCCAAAACAACGGCTTGCCAAACTTCACGCTTCTTGGTCGTCCAGTGTATTTCGCTGATGATCTTGCTGCGATTAGTTCGGCTTCGCTTTCTGTTGTCTATGGCGACGTAAAAGCGGCATACACAGTTGTTGATCGTATCGGCCTGCGCACTCTGCGCGATCCATACAGCACTGCTGGTTATGTGAAATTCTACACCACCAAACGTGTTGGCGGCGGCGTAGTGAATTTTGAAGCTGTAAAAATCTCTAAATTCTCGTAGTTTTTCATAACATAGGGGGCGGGTAACACCGCCCCTTTTTTCAAGGAGTAAAATAATGGCTAATCGTGATATGCGTTCTAAAATCAAGGTTGCGCGTGGGCTTTCCCCCGTTGCAGCTACAACGGACAACACCGCTTATGTGTCACAAGTAATCGACGCACAGGGTTTTGATTCTGTAACTTTTGCAATCATCACCGGCTCGCTTGCCGACGTTGATGCCACCTTCACCACCCTCGTGGAACATTCTGATACCAACTTCTCTGGTGCTGCTGTTCCTGACGCTCAATTGACCAACCTCGAAACCACTGCATCATTCACCTTCGCGGCGGATGACAGCGTTTTGACCATTGGTTATATTGGCGATAAACGTTATGTGCGCGTGACTGTAACACCTGCGGCAAACACCGGTAACGTGTTTATTGCTGGTGCGTGGATTCTTTCTGACCCACAAATTGCTAGCACTGTACAATAATTAAATCGGGGAGGGTGTAAAAGCCCTCCCTAATTTTTAGAGGCTGACATGAAAAAATACAAAGTAGTGCAAGATTTCAGCGGCTCGCAAAAAGGCTATACGCCATGCGAATCATTCACCGCTGGGGATATTGTTGCGCTTGACGATCATTTGGCAGAAGTTGCATTGCAATATGGCTATGCTGAATTGGCTGCTGAAGATGCACCAAAAGCACCAGAAGAAAAAGCAATCGAAGCTGCGCCGAAAAACAAAGCAATCAAACGCGCACCATCGAATAAATAACCATGACAATCCGCACCGCCGCAACTATCGTCACCCCGCCGACCTCTGAGCCGGTTACGCTGGCTGAGGTAAAGCTGTGGATGAGAATTGATACAAACGACGAAGACGCGTTGATTCTCAATCTTTTGAAAGCAGCACGCGAATCTGCTGAAAAATACCTGCGCCGCGCGCTGATTACGCAAACATGGAATCTGTCAATCGACGTTCCATCGAGCAGCCTTGATTTAAATTTGCCTGATGGTGTGTATGACCTACCAATCACCGCTTTGATGGGCGTTTTGCCGTCATCTGTTGAATTGCCTTATGCGCCGCTGCAATCAATCACAAGCGTCGTTACGTATGACACAAGCAACGCTTCAACTACATATAGCAGCGCGAATTACTTTGCTGACACAGCAAACAGCCGCCTTGCGTTGAATAATACCGCCTCATGGCCGTCAAACCTTCGTCAGAGCGCGGCAGTGGTTATCACCTATGTGTGTGGCTATGGAACGGCTGCACAAGTGCCACAGGCCATTAAAATGGCAATCATGGCGCATGCGCAAAAAATGTACGACGAGCGCACGCTTTGCGACCTTCCGGCGGATGCAGTCAGTTCATTGAGGCAGTTCAGAATTTATGGCTAGTTGCGGGAAAAACCCATTTGCAAAAATGAATAAACGCATTGTCATTGAAGAAAACACGCGCACGACCGACGGGCAAGGCGGATATACTGAAGCATGGACAACGCTTGCAACCGTGTGGGCATCCATTGAACCGATCAAAGGCTATGAGAAGTTTCAGGCAGCGCAAATGCAAACGCCTGTCACCCATAAAATTATGATCCGCTATCGCACCGGCATCACCACCGCATGCCGCATCAATTACGACAATCGTACTTTCGACATCAAAGAAGTGCTAAATGTTGATGAAGACAAAGCACAATTGAAAATAACCGCACAAGAAATTTAAGGGGAGGCAAACAGCATGACAGCCGGAACCTACGATATCACAATCGAGCAGGGCGCGACATATTCGCAGGTGTTCACATGGAAAAATTCCGCAGGCACTGCGATAAATGTTACCGGCTACACCGCACGCATGCAGGCGCGCGAAAGCGTGGACACAGTCAGCACGTTTATTGCCCTCACGACTGAAAATGGCGGCATTGCTTTAGGCGGCGCGGCTGGAACCATCACGCTTGCCCTATCGGCAACAGCAACGGCGGCACTTGCGATATTCAGCGGCGCATATGACCTTGAGCTTATCAATGGCAGCACCGTGACGCGCTTAATGCAGGGAAGCCTGACCGTAAGCCGCGAGGTGACGAGATGACCTCTGTAGTCGTTACAGAGCAAACCACAACAGTCACCGTCGATGATAGCACAGTCGTCAACGTGACCAATGATGCGGTTTCTGTTGTTGAAGCCACTTCAGGCGTTGCTATTTGGGGCAATATTATCGGTGCGCTATCCGACCAAATCGACCTCGTTGCCGCACTCGCCCTTGCATCAGGTGTTGCCGTCTGGGGTGGCATCGGCGGTGCATTGGCAAGCCAAACTGACCTTGTTACTGCGCTAGATGCCCGCGTCCCCTACACAGGCGCAACCGCGAACGTAGACCTTGCCGCATATTCAATCGCATCGTCGAACTTTCTGCTGAACGACCCGGCGGGTACGTCCGTTGCTGGCGGATTGATAAGCGATGGCGACAGCGGCGTGAATCTCTACCATGCAGGTTACGGTAATTTCGTCGGGTTCAACAATTTATCTGGTTCGAGTTACTTCGGCTCCGACCCAAATTTGAATGGGTACGGCGTACAATACGCCGATAACATTCTTTACGTAAACGCAAATACAGGCTTTGGAGATGCAGGGGCTTTAACTCTCAATGTTAATGGAGGTTCTATTTTTGCTGGAGATTCAGCAAACTTCAATGCCACTGTTAGCGTATATGATTACTGTTTGTTTGATGATGGTACAACGGACTCATTTACAGTACAGCTTCCGAATCTTGGCTATGTCCCTATTGGTGTTCCAAACAACGGGAGTGTATTGCTTTGTTCATCAAAGGCGGGATTTTACGAAAGTGGCACGGGTTATTTAGCGTCAGGCAATGCGGGTTGGGATACGCAGGGCGGTTTCTCAGCGGGTGTAACAAGCCCACTTTATTCGCAGCTTGAAAGCATCAGCTCAACACGCACGCAGTTGCGCTTGGCCTATAGCAATTCTGTTTACCAGATATTCAATGTTGATTCTGGAAGTGGCATGTCTATTCAGGGCACGAATCTTTCCACCATTGCTTTTAGCATAAAAAACCCTAGTTCCTCTACATTGTTCAACATAGATACGACGAATAACAAGATTACACATACGCTAGCAAGCAACGTGTTCCTTCTGGCTACAGGCGGCTCTAACACATCACCGAACCTATCA